CTTGCCCTGCTGGGAGATGTCGTGGACATCGGCGAACTGGCGGAACTTGACGAGCGGCTGCACCGCGGCGCGCATCACGTTCGAGAGCTGGCGGCTGTAGAAATAGCCGCCCAGCGAAGAGATTGCCCAGACTTGACCTGCCATGTGGTGACTCCTGGGAGCCCCCGCTGGCGCTGGTGACTCCCTAATGTTTGTGCGTGATCGCCCTCGCCTGTCCTCGCCCCATCGCCATCTGTCGTATGGCGTCCTGGGTGGACTGCGTCTCGTCGGGCTCCTCGTCCTGGCGCTGGCGACCAGCTGCCTCTTCGGGTGCCGCCCGGGCTGCCTGCGCTTTCCGCTGGAGCTTGGTTGCCGGTGTCGGGGGTGTGGGGCCTTTGCCTCGAGGAGCGACACCAAGGTCCTCCCGGAGTTGACGCATCTGCTTGCCCACTCGCTCGAGCCGCTGGCGGGGGGAGAGCTCCGGGTACTGGGTTGCCAGTTCCTTGTCGAGCCGTCCGGCCTCTTGCTTCAAGCGCGGCGTCACCAGCACGTCCGCAAATCCTGCCTCACTCTCGAACCAGTCCACAGCCTTTTGGAAATCGCTGCGTCCCGTCATCCGCGCATCGACCTGTTCGTTCACGAGCTGCTGCAAGTCCGGAGTCACCCGGGACTGGTCAGCCTGCATCTCTGCCAACAGATCGATCGCCTCTTCGTCGCCCATCGACACTCGGGTGTAAAGGTCGCGAAGCTGGGCCTTGCGGGCGTCGCGTGCTTCCTTTGCCACCCTCTCTGCCTCGACCCGAGCGGCTTCCCGCTCTTGGGCCGTAGGAGAGGGACTACGGGCGGGGGGAGTTGTATCACCCTCGCCGTCGGCGTGTAAATCCCCCTCCCCCCCTTCGGGCTCGCCGCCGAGCTCGCGAAGCTGCGCCAATGTGAGCCACTTCACACCCACCTTGTACTGGGTGACGCCGTCTACTTTGCGCACGTCGGTGGCGCCGGCGTGGCGCGCGGCGTCGGCGGATCGGTCTTCGTCCTGCGCCCGGCGCAGCACCCGTGCCGCGGCTTCCTCTTCGGTCAGGGGCTTGCCGTCCTCCCCGAGCTCGGGGCCCTCGTCCTCCTCGGCTTCGTCCTGCTCGGCGATCCGCTCGGCGCGGGTCTTGCGCCGCGCATCCTCGGGGCGGTCCTGCTGGTCCCAGACCTCGTCGGTCAGCGGCACCAGGTCGTCTTCCTCGTTCTTGACCTCATCGGCGGAATCGGCGATCGCGTTGAAGCGCTCGAGCCGGGCGTCGTTGCGTTTTTGGTTGGCCTCGCGGGCCTTGCGCTCGCCCTCGGCCTTCTCGTTGGCCTGGCGCTGTGCTTCCAGTTCTTCAGGTGTCATCGATTTGTTCTCCGTCTATGATCGCCTCGGCCGTCAGACCTTCCTGCACCGCGTTGCCGAGCCACGCCACGAAGGTCTCCCACACGCGGATCTCCGCCTGCAGGCCCACCACTTTGACTTGGCCGTCACCCAGCGGGCTTTGTTTCTTCAACTGCTCCGTCAGGCGCTCGAGCTTCTGGCGGACCTGGGTCACGATGTGATCCCCCACCGGGCTCTTGAGCCACTCCTGCACCTGCACCCCGAACACGGCCGCCCGCACGTTGGGGTCCTCGGGGTCTAAATTCGCGGGTTGCATCGCTCACGTTCTCTTCGTGTTGTTCCCAGGAGAGGCCGAGCTTACGGCAGAACTGCATCTCCAGTATCTCCGCCGAGGCGTGCGCGGCGCCGTAGGGACACCCGGGGAGCGCCCCCGGGTCGTCGGAGTCCGCGTGCGCGAAGTCCCAGGCGTCCACGTCGGCCACCGTCACCCCCAAGTGATCGCACATCATGGCCTCCACGTACTCGTGCAGGAACACCGCGGCGTCCGAGCGCCAGTCCCCGGTGCGCGAGATGGTGAACACCAGGGCGCGGCCGTAGTCGGCGAGCTGGTAGTCCCCGCAGGTGTCGTAGCGCTGATCCTGGTGGGCGATCGCGTGCGCCTCGATGCGCTTCATCGTCGTGGTCATGCCGCCTTACCCGCCGGCGGGGCTTGCGCGGCCGCGGCGGCCTGCTGTTCCTGGGATTGTTGCGCCCCTTGCGCGGACAGTTGCGAGGCCTGCTCGCCCTGTTGCGTGGTGGCGTCCTTCCCCAGCGCATGGGCCAGGAGCGCGTCGTCCTGGTCCAGCACGTGCTGGTGGTAGGTGAGCGCCACCGCCCCCTTGTGGGTGGAGGCGGCGATGCGCTCCTTGGCCTGGTTGGCCTCCCGCTTCGCGACGAACGACAGGATGTTGCCCTGCTCTTTGTCCAGTTTGTGGCGCTTCAAGTCCTGCACCATCTGTGTCAGCTGTTTGTTGATCTGCTCGAGCTTCGCCATCTCGGCGTTGCCCTGCGTCTGGAAGCGCTCCCCGTCCTGGTACCCGGAGAGGGCGCAAATCTCCTTCCACACCTCGGCCAAGTTCACCCCGGGCGGTGGGGTCTTGGCGATCAGCGCGAACTGGGACACGGCGAATAAGAACCGCTGCAGCATCGCCACGCGATCGGTCGAGCCCATGCCGACGTTCACCTGGGTGGTGAGCTCCTGGTCGAGCATGTCGTCCGTCACTTGGTCGACGCCGAACTTCTGCAAGATCTTCGCCTTCTGCCCGGCGATCGCGAGCACCGTGGCGTCGGTCTCGTAGTGCTGCTCCAAGAGCACGATCTGGCGGATCACTTCCACCACGAAGGTGATGGCGAAGGTCTGCAGCATGTACTCGGTCATCTCGGACGCCGGGCCCTGCAGCATGCGCACGGTGCCCTGGGCCTCGCGCGGCGCGCCGGCCTGGTGGAGCTGCATGGGGTTGAAGTTGCCCACCAGGTCATCGAAGGCCTGGCGCTTGCGGTCTTCTTCCTGGTAGGAGGACGCGGTCACGTCCGGGTAGGTCAGCTCCTCCATGTCCTCCATGTTGTCCACCATGACGATGCCGCCGGGGACGTTGCGCACTAGCGCCGAGGTGTCGACGTTGGTGCCGCGCTTGACCTTGTGGCGCTTATTGAGGACGAACAACACGTTGTCGTTGCGCTGATTCTCCATGCCGTTGATGGCGTCCTGCAGGGGTTTCACGAGCGCCGGCACCGAGACGGGCAGCGGCTTGTGGGTTTCGATCATGGCGAGACCGAGTACATAGGGCCGCCGGCCGTGAAAGACGGTCTTCTCGAGCAGCGCGGGCTCGGTCAAGAGCTTGCCGTTGTTCAAGGTCCAGAACTCGTAGTCATTGCCCGCGAAGCGGTGGATATGGTGCTGCACCCAGCAGATCTCATAGTCCGACACATCGCGGGTTTCTTGCCCCGGGTCCTGCTGGTGATTCAGGCGGGCGGACCTCGTGGAGTCGTCCGGGTTCTCGGATTTGAGCTCCTGCACCTCGTAGGTCTTCCACTGCGCACCCTTCGGGTTCACCTCGCGCATCTTCTGCAGCACGTCGCCTACGTACATTTCCACGAGCTCGATCCAGTAGGGCGAGTCGTTCACCGGGTCCATCCAGGAGGCCGAGGGGTCGAAGCGGAAGTTCTCCAGGGGCTTCAAGCGCACCCGGGGGCCGTCCTTCGCGGTCACGCGCTTGCCGTTGCCGTCCTTGCGGGTCTTGTAGTCCCAGTCGATGTGCGCCACACACGCGCCCTGCGCCTGGGCGTCCTGCAGGCCGCCGACCAGAATCTTGAACCAGGGGATGGTGTGGGTGAGCCGATAGTCGATCAGCTCCTCCATCACCGCGGCCGAGACGGTCTGCTTCGGGTCCGCCTGGTTTAGGGGCTTGATGGTCGCCACGTCCTTGTTCGAGAAGAAGGCCTTGCAGGCCGCGGCCTCGTTCTTGCGGATCACCGTGCGGGTGATCGGCACGAAGAGCTTCGAGCGCTTCTTGAAAGCGTCCGAGTTGTACTTCGAGTCCCCGGGGTGCTGGTTGTTGAAGGCCCGCAAGCTGTCGTCCCACTGCTGGCGATAGTTCGAGTCTAGATACGTGGTGGAGAAACGCATGGCGTCCTTGGCGCGCTTCTCCCAGTCCGGCTGGTCCGGATCCGCCTGCTCCTCCTCCTCGTCATCGTCCTCGCCGTCATCGCCCGGCCCATCGTTCGCCTCCACCCCGGGCTGCCACTCGCTGTCCTTGCTGTCCGCCCGGCGCGGATCGTGCAGGCTCGGCGGCTGCGGGCGCATGGGCTTGCGAATGCCGCCGGAGGCCTCCGGGGTCTCGATCGAGGGCGGCTGCGGGCGCATCCCGGAATTGGGCTCAGTCTCCATCGGCATGTTCGATCTCCCTCACCGGCTCCGCCGGCTCCTTGCGCTTGGCGTCGCGGTACGCCTTCAATCCATCGTCCACCAGCCGCAGGAACTTGCCCGCGGCGGGGTTCACATTCGCGGTCGCCGCCACGATCGTGCGGGCACTCAGGAGCGCGAGGTACAGCTTCTCCTCGAGGGTGGTCACCCGAACCCCTTTTGCTGCTTCTTCACCCAGTCGCGCGGAATCTTGACCAGGCCCGAGAGGTACAGCTCCTGCTCATCGGGGAAGGGGTTACGGCCGCGCGGCAGGCCGAAGAGCTCGAGCATGGCGCCGCCCGCCTGCACGGCCGAGGCCACGGTCTGCTTGTAGGTGATGCGCTTGTGCGGGGGCATGACGTAGCCGAACCCGGAGCGCTTCAAGAACTCATCCGCCACGCGCGTGATGACCCGGTGCCGCAGGATCAGAGCACCCCCCTGGACGTCGATCAGCCAGGGGTGGTGCTCGTAGTGGCGGTTCAGCACCCGCCCGATCTCCTTGGCGAGCTCCATGTCGCCCGCCTCTTCGGGGTCACCGGCCTCGGTGACGACCTGCAGGCCGGATTCGAGCTGGTGCAGTCGGGTCATGCACCCGCAGCTTTGGCCGCCGCTTCGGCTGCCTCGGTCTTCGCCGCTTGGCCCTTCTGGTAGGGCATCCACTCGGCCCGCACCGTGATGTGCTCCGGCGTCTCCACGCCGTCCTGGATCAGGGTCAGGGAGGTCAACGAGAAGTGCCCGCCGTAGTGGTCAAAGCCCGCCACGTTGATGCACGTGTCGTTGTGCACGAAGGTGATGAAGCCCACCTCCGGCTGCGTCTTGTCCTCGCACTGGTGCCGATCCTTCACCAGCACCACGCGGCCGACGGTGGGCGGGATCACTCCTGCCCCCAGGAGGGCGCCGGCCGCTCTTCCACGCCGGTCCAGGTCATCGATCGGTTCCACCAGGCCGGCTCCCCCACCATCGGGAACTCGAAGGCCTTGGGGTCCGGTAGTTTTGGCTCATCCATCGTTCGGTTACTCCTTCGTTGCGTTGAACAGCTGCTCTTTGAGCCGGTAGCCCTCGAGCGCCCAGATCTTGTTGCGCGCGTGGTCGCGGGCGATCTTGCGGCCGAGCTCGGCGTTGAAGTTGGCGGGGGAGGCCGCGGCCGACTCGCCGACCACGGTAAAGCCGTTGCGAAGGGTGAGGCAGCACACGGTGAGCGTGGTGCCCTCGAACACGTGGTAGTCCTCGCCGGCGATCGCCGCGTCAATCAAATCGGGGGTGAGGCGCGGGGCGTTCAAGCCCTTGGCCTGGATCTCTTTCTCGATCGCTGCTTCTGCTGCGTTCATCGTCATCTCCTTGGGATTAAGCCACGGGTTCCGGTGGCGGCGGATAGTTGACGTCGTACCAGCGCAGCGGGTCGACGATGATCTTGCAGGTGGCGCACGCGACGCGGTGGTCGTGGGTGAGCTGGAACACCGCCGTCTGGCAGTGGACGCAGCCGATCAGGCGCACCTGCTCGTAACCCGCCGGCGGCTTGTCGCCCTCCTTCGGGTTGTCGATTTTGTTCTGGCGGAAGGTGTCCAGGCTCGTGACCACCTTGGTGGGGTCGTCCACCATCACCACGCTGCCGGGCTTCAAGGGGTCGCTCACGATCCCGGCCGCCGGTAGATGCCGGTGGTGCCCAAGTCGGTGCTGTCGAAGCTGCGGCCGTTCGAGAAGTTGTAGATGCGGTGATCGGGCGCGGCGTACTCGCTGCCCCACTGGCGGATGACCATCTCCTTCCAGGAGAACTGGCGCGTGGTCACGGGCTTGCCCAAACTGGCGGGCAGGATCGGCGCGGGCATCACCACTCTCCTTCGAGGTCGTTCATGTGTCGCACGGAGGCTTCCCGGTCCCTAAGCTCGAGGACTTCGCCGCACAGGCGTTCGATGCGGTCTTTTACCACCTGGTCGGGCAATTTGCGAGCGTAGGCCCGCAATTGCGAGATCTCGTCGTGGCTAAGGTCGCGCCTTGCCACGCCCCCTCCACCAGGCCACGAGCTTGCCCACCCCGAGGATGATGCCCATGGTAATCACTCACACCTCGTCCGGCTCGATCGGCCCTTCCTCCACCCACTGGGGCGGGCGCGGGTCCATGTCGTAGATTCTCGCCACTGCATCGATGAGGTCCTTGAGGCCCGTGAACGGGTAGAAGCCGACCTGCATGGCCAGGCGCTCGGCGAGGTCGTACTTTAGCCCGTTCTCGTCCAACTGCTCGATCTTCTGCGAGAGCCGGTACTCATAGCCGGCGGCGATCATGCGCACCTGGGCGGGGGTGAGCTCGTCGTAGTCCGTGGGGTGGGGCAGGAAGTAGGCGTGCGCCTTGAGATCGGGCCCCAAGCGTTGCACGCGGTCGTCCTTGCCCCCGCTCCCCTCGTTCGGCCACTCGAGCTCCACGATCTCGAAGCGGTTGTTCTCGAGGCGCATGCGCTCCTCGAAGTAGTCCATGTCCGCCTGCGCGCCGTAGGTCTCGTAGCCCACCTTCAAGGAGATCACCCCGGGCATGCGGTGCCACTTGTTGCGAAGGTCGCGCATGTTGGCCCAGCGCTCGGCCAGGTCCATCTTGTGGTCAAACCCGTCCAGCAGGTACTTCTGCCCGTGGATGTCGATGCCCTGCACGGCCATCGCGGTGTTGGCGCTGCCCTTCTTCTTCGAGCGGGCGGGGTCAATGGTCAGGTACGCGGCGAGCACCGCGGGGCGGGTCTCGTAGGCGCGCAGGTTGTCGGGGTCAAAGAAGCGCTGCTGGCCGGCCACGGGATTGAGCAACATCTGGCACGCGATGTCGGCGTCCAACTGCTTGACCAGCTTCTCCGCCCAGGCCTTCGGGGAGAGCAGCACCGGGCGACCGTCGCGCAGCCCGTTGTGCGTGGCGGCGTACACCCGGGGGATCGCGGCGCCGCGCTTGATCACCACGCTGTAGGTGTCGGCGAAGTTGTAGCGGGTGCCGACCATCCACACTCGCCCGCCCACCTTGCCCAAGTTATCCGAGAGCGACCAGGCGCCGGTGGTCTTCTCGATCTGCTCCGGCGTTGCCACGCTCTCGCGGGTCACCACGTCGTCGTACACCCGAAGGGCGAAGTGGCGGGACGTCGGCTGCCCGTCCACCAGGCCGTGCGCCTCGATCGTTGCCTCCTTCGGGTTCCCCTGGCGCTTGAGCACGATGCCGTCGTCCAGGGCCCAGAGCGGGGCCTCGCGCTCCGGGTTCGCCCACAGAATCTCGGGGAAGAGCTCCTTTAAGGTGTCGTTCTTCTCGAACTCGCGCTGGATTTGGCGCAGGAATGCTTTGGCGATCGGCTTGCTGTGGGAGAAGATCGCCACGGTGAGCTCGGCGTCGTTTAGGAGCTCCTGGATGATCCCGGCGAAGGTGATGATGGTGGACTTGTAGTGCTCGCGGGCCCACAGGTCCAGGTGGTTATCGGGCGCTGCCTCCACCTCGCGGCACCGAGCGTAGATCCACGGGTGCAGGCAGTCGCCGCGCTTTAGGACCTTGACCAGGAGGTAGAAGCGGTCACCGAGGGCCAAGCTCCGGATCTTCTTCCGGTTCGTCCCCCCCTCGTCCTCCTGGTCCCACAATGCGAGGAGCTGTGGGATCGGGATCAGCGGCAGTGGCTGCTTGAGCAATCTTTGCATAGTAGTCCGCCAGGAGCTCAGGCGACCCCGACACGTAGGTTTTGGTCTCAAGCGGCCGATCGGGCGGCGTCGTGATCTCGGTCGGCGGCGGCTTCCACCCCATGCGGGTGCGAGCGTAGAAGATCAGAAGCCCGGTGTCGCCGCGCAGGATGCCCTTCGCAATCTGGCCGCCGGCGGTGACGTCCATCTTCGCCTTGCCGTGGTCGAGCTCGCGGCGGTACTTGCGGCGCAAGGTCTTCGGCGTGATCTCGAGCAGGATCGCGATCGATTCTTGCGGGATTCCAAGGCCGGAGGCGTTCTCGACGGTCTTGCGAGTTTCAGGCGTCGGCCGGTGCGCCACGTTCCTGCTCTTTATAGGCGGTAATTTTCTCCGCCTCGGTGAAGGATTGCCCGGCCGAGTTGAACGCCTCTTCCCCGGTAAAGGCCTGCCAGCGGCGCACGATCACGTCCACGTACCGCGGCTCCAATTCCATGGTGTAGCAGGTGCGCCCGAGGCCCGCGGCCGCGAGCAGCGTGGACCCGGTGCCGCCGAAGGGCTCCAAGACCAGCGCACCGGAGGGTGCCGCGCTCTTGATGGCCCGCTCGATCATCTTCACGGGCTTCGGCGTGGCGTGGGAAAAGCGCTCCTCGCCCACCACCCGGGAGAACTCCCACACCTCGGTCATCACCTCGTGGGTGTTGTCGAAATAGGCGCGCGAGTCGTAGAACTCGGCCTTCGGTGCCAGATGCCCGCCGGAGCCGAGCAGGCGGTCGTACTCGGCGCGCAGCTCGAGGAAGGGGCGCGTGAAGGCGGCCCCCTCGGCGGCCTCCTGCAAGGCCTGATAGTGCTTGCGCGGGATCATCACCCACTGGGATTTGCTGAACCAATGGCCGTACATCCCCACCCCGGTGATGGTCTGGATGTGTTTGGCCGCCCAGCGCATCTTCTGCGCCTCGCCCTCGAGGTAGCGGCGCAGCGGCTCGAAGCCGTCCCAGTAGTCGTCCTTGTTGGTGTTGCCGAAGGCCTGGCGCCCGAGCATGAAGAACAGGCACCGCTCGGTCACCGTGGTGTACATGCGCCGCTCGTGGGAGGCCATGCCGGGGGCGCTGCCCTTGTTCCAGACGATCTCGTTGCGGTACGTCATGCACCCGGAGCGCTCGAGGGAGCCGTGCCACAGGCGCCACAGGTCCAAGGGGTTGCCCCAGATGTAGGCGGCGGCGTTGGTCTCGAGATACGGCAGCCAGGCGGCCCACCAGCGCATCTGGAAGGCGTCGAGCTCGGCCCCGTACTGGTTGTCGCCCAACACCCCGTCCGCCTCCTTGCCCATCCCGTAGGGCGGGTCGGCGTGCAGCAGCGCCGCCTTGTCGGCGCCCTCGAGCAGCTGCGCTACATCCTCGGCCGCAGTGCTATCCCCGCACATGACGCGGTGGGGCCCGAGTTGCCACACCGTGCCGCGCTCCGACACCGGGGCGAGCAGCACCGCCGGCAACTCGTCCGAGGCGCTCTCGTGCTCGCCGGGCACCTTCCAGTCCAAAAACTGCAGCTGCTCCATCTTGTCGAAACCGGTGAGATCGAGGTTGAAGCCCAAGGCCTTCAAGTCCTGCAGCTCGAGGGCCAGGAGCTCCTCGTTCCAGCCGGCGTTTCGGGGCAGGCGATTGTCGGCCAGGCGGTAGGCCTTCACCTGGGCGGGGGTCAAGCCTTCCAAGGTGATGGTCGGCACCTCGACCATGTGCAGGTACTGCGCGGCGAGCACGCGGCCGTGCCCGGCGATGATCGCGCCGTCCTCGTCGATCAGGACCGGGGAGGTCCAGCCGAACTCGGTGATCGACGCCGCAATCTGCGCCACGTCCTCGTCGGTGTGGATCGCCGCGTTCTTGGCGTAGGGGACGAGCTCGGCGACGGGGCGGGTGATGAGTTCCCGCACCGCCTAGTCAAACGCCGGGGGCTTAGGGGCCCGCGGCGTCCTGCTGGGTTTCGGTGTCTTTGCCCGCTTTGGCGGTCTCGGTTTCTTTGTTTTCGTCACTCGCGTCTCCCTCGGTTTGGGGCGCCGGCGCGGGGGCCGGGTCTGGGGTGGCGGCCTTGACCTTCTCAAGGGTGTCCGCGACGCCCTGGGCGTGACCCGCGTCGTAGGTAGCCTGTACGGCCGCCTCGTGGGTGTGGCCCGCGTGCTTCGCGAATATTTGGAGGATGTCCTTGAGGGTGTGCTTCGCCATCGTTCTTCTCCTGCTGCTGCCCCGAGGGGGAAATCTGCGTGTGGAACAGTGTGTACGCGGGGTTGAGGGTCGGGGGCGGCGCGCCGCCCCCACCCAAATTTAACCCCTTCTCGGGGTTAAATGTCGTGGGCGCTTTCAATCATCGCCGTGATTCGCGCTGTAGCTGTTGTACGAGGTGCGCGGCCCGTAGGTCACCGCCGGGACTGCCAGGTGCATGGCGAGGCGTGCGGGGATGTTCCGGTTGCTCCGGTGCATGATGGTCGCGTCGAAGTCGTAATCGCCGGTCACCTTCGGCACCGATCGCCAGGGCTTCGGACAGACTCCGTGGCAGCCGCGGTGGGCGAGGGCGTGCATGGCGTTCGGTTTCACGCGTTCGTTTTACCCATGGCCTGCGCGATTTGCAAGGTGGTCGAGTAGCCTTTGAGATGTTTGGCACGCACGACTGGGATTATATCCATGCCGTGCGCCTGCTCCTTCCACCCCGGACGGCGCGCCGCGTAGACCTCCTCGTTCACCGTGCCGTGGTCGTACCCCTTGATGACGACATCCGGGCGCACGCACATGATCAGGCGCTCGTGATCGCCGTCGAAGGGGATGAAAGCGCCCACCCCGGAGGCGCGCGCCAAGAGGTTGTAGATCCGGTCGTGCAGCGTGTGCACTGGCCGCCCTGGGCCCTTCAAGCGGGCGACCGAGCGGTCGGAGTTGACCGCCACGACCAGGTACTCGCATTCGTTCGTGGCCTGCTCCAGGAAGTACAGGTGCCCCTCGTGGAGCAAATCAAAGCAGCCGGTACACAGGCCGATCTTCACGGCAGGCGGTCCAGGCGCTCGAGCTCGGCCACGAGCAGCGCCGCGGCGTTGACCAGCAATTCGCGCCGCGGCTGGTCAACGTTCGGTTTGCCTTCACCCTCCACCCAGTCGAAGGGCCAGAACACCGGCAGCTCCTCCCGATCGAGGCCGAGCTCCGTCATGTACGCCGCTTGGATGAAGGTGATGGCGCCGCGGCCGAGTTCGCCCTCGGTGTGCTCGTCGTCATGCGCCCGGGTCCAGCGGTGCACCACCACCTGGCGCTGGCGCTTTCGCTTGATGTCGTCCAATACTCGATCGAGCCCGATCAGGTCACTCATTTGCGCTTCCTCGAGGCCTTCGCCAGTTTTGCTTTTTTGCGGCTCTTCTCGCGGCGGTTGCGGAAGGCCTTGGTCTCCCCCGCGCGTCGTTCGTTCTTGGTGAGCCGGCACGGGCCGTTCACCGCGATTCGCTCCTCGGGCTTGGCGGCGGGCTTCGCCTCGAGCGCGGCCAGGAGCGCGCGCCGGCGCTCGATGTCTGGGCTCATCACCGCTTTCATCGCCACCTACAGCTCCGCAAGGAGCGCTGCAGCGCTTATTGGGAAGGTCCCGACCTGGCCGACCACCACGCCGGCGGCGATGTTGGCGAGGGTCGCCGCGTGCCACGCCGAGCACCCCACCGCCTGGGCGGCCGCGAACACCGCCACCACCGTGTCGCCGGCGCCGGTCACGTCGTACACGTGCTTCGCCTGGTGCTCGAGCTCGGCGACCTCGGTGCTGCCCGCCATGTGCAGCTCCATGCCCTTGGCGCCGCGCTTGTGCAGCATGTGTCCGGGCCACTCCTCCTCCATCGCCCGGAACTCCGCCTCGTTCGGGCAGATGAAGTCCGCGCCCTCGTACTTGCGCCAGCTATAGCCCTTCGGGTCCACGATCACCGGCACGCGCTTGTCCTTCGCCTTGGCGATCCACTCCTGGCAGCGGGCGGTGGTGCACCAGCCCTTGGCGTAGTCGGAGATCACGAGCGCGCGCCAGTCCCCCTCCTTCGGCGGCCAGTCGTGGGTCTGCTGGCTGTGGTCCTTGTCGCGGTCGATCCGGAAGAGCTGGTGGGAGCCTACGAGATATCGGTGCTTCATGGTCCAGGGCGGCGGCGGGAAAATCTGGATGACGTGGCAGCCCAAGCCCGCGAGATTCGCCGCCACGTTGTGGGCGCCGCCGTCGCGCAGGTCCAGCTTCTCCTCGACGAAGATCGGGCACGGGGCCTCCGGGGACAAGCGCTCGACCCGGCCGAAGTGGTAGTAGTCGAGCATGGGGTCGCCCAGGACCGCGATGACCTGGCCGTGCATGGCCTTGACGATCTCGACCAGCACGGCGTTCTTCAAGCGCACGGCGCTGTTCATGCCGGGCTCGCCCGCAGTTTGTTGACCGCGCGGCGGCTCGAGCGCTTGACGCGCACGCGGGTCCGGTCGAGGTCGCGCTCCTGTAGCCGCTGCAGGAGCTTCAAGACCTCGGCCATGTTCTTGCTGGTCTCGGTGAACTGGATCCGGATTGCGGCGGCGAGCGAGGCCATGCGCTCCTCGGCCGCGGACATCGCGGCGGTCAAGCCCGCGGTGTCGATCACCCCCTCGACGGCCGCCAGGCGTTGGGACACCGATTCCATCTCGGCCCGCAGGCGCTCGAACGAGGAGGCGGCGCGCTCGTGGGAGTCGGCCACCTGCTCCAAGGGCACGTCCAGGTGCTTCAAGAGGCGGTTGGAGTCCGCGATATCTTGGCGGAGCGTATCCACCTCTGTCGTCAACCCCCGGCGAATCTCATCCAGGAACGGCTTCGCCAGAATCGCCATGCGGTTCGCCTCGTCCTTCAGGGCGAGCTCGTGGCCTGATTTGGTGGGCACCGCCGGCAATTGGTCCACCCGCTTGGCTAAGTCCGCGATTCTGTGGGCTTCTGCCCCCTCGATCGACTGGCCCAGTTCGCCGAACCCCGGGATCCCGTGCGGTGTTTCCGCCGGCGCTTCGGTGTCGGCCGGCGGGGCGCACGGGTGGCCCTTGAAGGCTTCCTGCTCGAACTCCTCGTGGCAGGTGTCGCAAACGATGATCATGGCGGTAGGCGCTCCTCGAGGGCTTCAACGATCAGGTGGAGGACCAGCAGCGTGCATTCCTGGATGCGCGCGGTGCTGGCCGAGGGGATGCAAATATCGACATCGCAGGAGAGCGGGTGGGCGCCGCAGATGCCCAGCGTCCCTAAGCCCGCGAGCTTCGCCCGGCCGATCGCCTCCAGCACGTTCTTGGAGCGCCCCGAGGTCGAGAAGGCGACCAGGACATCCCCGGGGCGCCCGTAGGCCTCGACCTGGCGCGAGAACACCGCCTGGTAGCCGTAGTCGTTCGCCGCCGCGGTCAAGATCCCGGAGTCGGCCGCGAGCGAGAGGGCGGGGTGGGCCTTCCTGTCCTTGACGTAGCGCACGCAGAGCTCGGTGGCCAAGTGCGAGGCATCGCCGGCGCTCCCGCCGTTGCCGCAGGTGAGGATCTTGTGCCCTTCCACCAGGGCGTAGGCGAGCATGGAGATGGCCGGGTCGAGCTGGGAGGCCAGCACGGCGGACAATGCCGCCACCAGGGCGGAGTGCTCCGCCACCGCGTCGATCCAGTCGCGGCTCATCCGAAGCGCGCGCGCCAGGCGGTGTGCACGATGGCGCCGATCTGCCAGAACATGGCGATCGCGCCGAAGGTGAAGGCCGTGACTAAGAGCCCGACGGCCACGCTCTTGAAGGTGAAGCGGCCGTGCGGCAGGTACACCGCGCGGGTGTGGGTCGGGTGGGACCAGTCCTCGAACTCGGTGTCCTCGCCGTTCGCATTGACGTTCATGTTTTCCCCTTCTTCACGAGGTCGATCTTTATGCCGTAGATCTCTTCGACCTGGCGGATTTTGTTGATTGAGACGCGGGTGAGCACCCCTTTGGTGTCCTCGTAGCTGGGCGGCCCGTCGAGGTGCATCACGAGAAAATCGAGGCGGTAGACAATACCCCCGGGCAAGCGGAAAGGCACCTGGGTCAGGAAATAGCGGATGGCCTTCGAGCGCCACAGGTTCGACCAGTAGATGTAGCGCAGCGCCTCGAGCTTGCTGTCGAATTTGCGCCCGTCGACCACGGTCTTCTCGTTGCTGTACTTAGCCGCCCGGCCGCGGATGCCCATGGCGCCGCGCCACTGCTCCAAGCTCATGCGCTCGGTCACCCGGGCAGGTTCCACTGGTCGATGTGGTGCTGGCAGAAGTGGGCGTTGACCCGCTCCCGCCCGCACCCCTCCACCACGCACGGCAGGAGGCGACGGCCGTACTTCTGCGTGGCGCGAGTCACCGGGGCCATCATGGCCGAGACCTCCCCATGCCACGGCCCGCGCGGCACGTCCGGGGCCTGCAGGCGGTTGTAGATGCGCCCGGTGAGCTGGCGCGCCTGGTTCAGGTCGTTGTTGAGGTCATCGACCCGGGCCGCGAGCGCTTGCGCGGTTTCCTGGTCGATGTACTCCGAGCCGTCCTCGTTCTGCGGGCTCAATTGACGTCCCGCCGGACTTTGCGCTTTGCCTTTTTGTCGGCGTTGCCGATCTTGCGCCCCATGGCAGAGGCGGTGGCCTCTTCCTCCTCGCGCATGGCGTCCAGGACCTCGGGGGTTGAATGCTCGAGCGGCAGTTCGGGCTCCTCGCCGGCGCCGTCCTCCTCGAGCTCGGCCGACTTGATGCCGATCGAGATCTTGGCGTTCAAGAGCTTCGGCACATCGATGCCGTTCTCCGGGTTCACCTGCAGGGTGAAGTGCACCAGGGTGAGGCCGCCCGGCTGCAGGCCGAGTTTGATCGACTTGATCTTGGCGCCCGAGAAGGTGGCCGCCTCGATGCTGCTCCCGGTCATGCGCACCGTGGCGTTCTCGAACTTGTGATCGATGGCGAGCTCCGTGAAGGCGGCGATGCGCGGCACCACGCCCAAGGAGCCGTCCTTCTTGTACAGGCCCGCGTGCGCCGTCGGTTCATCGCAGAGGAGCGCCAGCTCCTCCTCGTTGATCAGGATTCCCGTGATCGGGATGTCCAGGCCCGGCACCTCGTCGGTCCCGTGCATCTCGGTGCGCGTGTTGATCGATTTGCCGATCTTCGCGGGCCGCTTGGTCAAGGTGAGCTTCAGCATGCATATCTCTCCAGAGTTGTTGTAGTGCTGCCCGATGCCTTCGCACCCGCCGGCGGCGGATCCAGTTCACGATATCGTCATAGGTCACGGGGCGCCGGCAAGGGCTGCGTCCCGGGCCGCGTTCAAGCGCGCCATCGTCTCCTGATCCCCGCCGCGGTCGGGGTGCGCGTCCATCGCCAGGCGCCGGTACGCCCGCTCGATCTCGGTCTTGGTGGCCGTGCGCTCGACGCCGAGCACCTTCCACGCCTGCTCCGGAGCCGGGAGCGCGGCGAAGCCCATGAAGGCGCGGTCCAGAATCTCCGCCCCGCCGTGGCGCTCGATCGCCCGCAGGGCCTCCAAGGTGGCGGCGATCGCGGCGAGGTTGTCCGCCACCCGCGTGTAGCGATCCGTGGCCATGCAGCGCGAGAGACCCGCCTTGTCGGTCCAGTACACCGCGACGCCGGGATCGGTCGGCGCGGTGGCAGGCTGGCGGGCACCCAGGGAGGGGCGCACGTTGGTGGAGATGATCACCGTGTCCTCCTTCACTTTCAGGCGCTCGAGCTCATCGAACACGCGCGCCACGCCGTGGTGCAATTCGATGCGCTGGCGTCCGGCTGCACCGGAACCGCCCGCCGTGAACTGGCCCGTCGATCGAGACTTGACGCGGCCCCAGCCGGCGGGCCAGGAGAGGGGGTAGGCTTGAGCGGTCATCGTGCTTTCCGGTGGTGTGCCGCGTTCGGGCAAGTTGCGAAGTGGGAGATATGGCCGAGGTCCGGGTCGAAGTCCCAATGCTCGGGGCGCACCGTGTCGGCGTCGACCGGGTGGTTCTTGCGGGTGCGCACGTGCGGCAGCCAGATGATCTTGGCGCGGCACGAGCTGCAGCGGGTGATGCGCCGCTCGTGCTCCTCGGTGGTGTCGGGTTCTTCGAAGCTCATAGCAGGTCCGGGTACTCGGCTTTGAGGGCTTCGACCAAGTTCTTCGCGACAACGATCGCACCGTGCGCATCGCTGGCTTGCTTGCCGTTGAAACGATCGATCAAAACGATCAGCGCGGCGAAGCCGGCGACCATCTGAGCTTCCGCCATCCGCTTGGAGTCTTTCATGCGAGGTCCGCCTGCATTGGTTGTCCGTTCACGTAGTCCTGCACCGCATCGCGCGCCTGCTTCGGGTTGTCGAAGGGTCCGGCCACCTTCCTCGAGGGCCCAGGCCCCGGAGTCGTGAAGGCCGAGTACTCGAACTTCTGGGTCTCACCGTTCTTGAACTTCGACACCCGGAACCGTCCGCACGAGCTCACGATCGTCACGGCCGTCTCGCGGTCCCAGGTCAGGAGCTTCTGCCGCTGCGCGTCAGACTGCGTCTGGTCTGGGAAATTGCGTCGAATCTTTGCCCGAATCTGCTCTATCGTTGGCATGCAAGCTCCACGGCCTCGGCAGGGGTCAGGATCTCGGACTGATGATCGAAGTGATCGGTAAGCCAGGCCCGCCCGGTGCTCGGCCAATAGTCCACGCTTCGTGCTGCGGTGATCCGAAGGTGAGAGCACGAGAACTCGATCACCTCGATATCCGGCCTCTGCGCCTTGATCTGGCGGAGTGCTTCGAGGTTCACCTTGCGCGCCTGCTTCCGGGCTATGTTCACATTCTGACCCCACCGTTCTTCTAGGAAACTCGGGCAAAGCCCCCCCACCCCCATCGGGATAAGCGGGCGATGCAGGCACCGCACTTCTGAGGTTTCCGCACCGGACCCCCGGACTTTTTTGACTTCGCACCCAGGGGGCCCCGGTAGCAATCGATGCCCCACGAAGGGCTGTAGGCGTGCGCCGACGGTCAGGTGGAAGGACAGCGGGAGCGGGTGGAGCGTAGAATTGCCGCACCGGGTCGGGTCTGTCCAACACCTGGGAGTCGAGGGTCGCACCTCGCAGCCAGACGCCCGATCGCTCGGGCGTTTCGCTTTATGCGCTATGTCAAAAGCCGTGTGCAAGGGCACATCCTGTGGATAACCTGTTAATTCAGGCGGCGAAGCTCAAATCCTGCACGAACCGGGTGATCGTCGCCCCTTCCCGCTCGAGCAACGGCCCGTCGATCTCGAGGTTCGCGGGCTCGAGGACGCACCCGGCCGGCGAGACATAGGCCCAGCCGATCACCTCGCCCTGGTAGCGCAGTTCAACCACTCGGGTTCGTTCCTTGACGATATACACGGCGGTCCACCTTCACCTTGCCCTTGCTGTGCTCCTCGAGGCGCGTGGCGCTCTTTAAGGGCACCACGCCCGTTTTCTTCCACTGGTACACCGCCTGGGACTTGATCCCCAGGGCCTCCGCTATGGCGGTCCCGGTGATGTAGTACCCGATCGCGGTGCTGTATCTCATTGGCCCGAGATGCTACGGGGTTCTCGTTTCTTGTACAAGTAGGGCTTGCGCTCGGCTTGTACAAGATGCCATCCTTTCGGCGTCACGAAACAACACGGAGTGCTCGAGATGCCCAAACCTTCCACCCAAGCCGACTTTGACGCCGCGATCGCGCTGCTCACGGTCAACATCGCCGGCGCGATCCGCTCGGCCGTCGATA